TTTGCAAATGTAATTTTATCTTGTCTACCACGTAGTCCTGCTTTCATATAAGAAGTTGCACGACCTTCAAAGAAGTTCTGATGTTCAACACCCATCACTTCATCTAACCACCCAAGAGGATTCTCTCGTTGGTCGTAGTTAGTTTTTAATCCAAGCTGTAGTAATCTTCTATCAGCAATGTATCTGTTGTAAGCATACATATCTTTCTTAGTAAGTCCTTCAAGGTCTCCCATGTCAAACACTAGGTCTAAGAACTTGTCCTCAAGGTCTACCATCTGTCTACATATCTCATAGATTTCTGCTTTGAAATCATCTGTCCATATATCAAGGTTCTCTTGGATAAATTCCCTAAACAATTTAGTCATAGCTTCAACGTGCATTGACTCATCACGGATAGAGTAAGTAACAATCTGTCCCATACCTTTCATACGTCCGAAGCGTGGGAAGTTTAACAAGATTGCAAAGCTACTAAAGAGTTGTAGTCCTTCTGTAAAGGCTGAGTAGACTGCTAAAGTTTTCGCAATGCTCTGTCTATCAGACTTAGTAGTTTTGATGTTATGTACATACTCGTGTTTGTTAGACATCTCTTCGTACTCTGCAAAGGCTTTGTACTCTATCTCCGGCATACCTACTGTATCAAGTAGTAAGCTGTAAGCATGTTGATGAATTGATTCCATGTTTGCAAAAGAACCCATCATCATTCTAGCTTCAGGCTTTCTAAAGATACGCATGTATCTATCAACATAACCTGCTCCTACATCTACATCAGACTGTGTGAACAGCCGGAAGATTTGTGTGAGTAAGTTCTTCTCGTTAGGCTTCATCTCCTGCCAATCTTTGACATCGGTATGAAGAGGTACAGACTCAGGCATCCAATGCATTTGATTCTGTAGTACATAGTAATCGAACATCCAGGGATTATCGAAAGGTTTATAATGGTCTCGTGTATCTAGTAAGCTCATGTGTTCTCCGTGTTAAATTTTCTAATTAAATATTTTAAATTGTTGATTACATAACCTGCGTAATCATTGGTTTGTGCAAAGGGTCCTTTAGTTTCATCTATGTAGTCAACCCACATTCTACTAGTGAACCCTTTAAATTCAGGTGTAAGTATGTTATTAAATTCTTCTTGTGTCATTTATCCCTCACACGCTATGCATTCAACTTCATCTAGCTTGATGCGTTGAACTTTGTTATTAACATTCTCTGCATTTCTAGCAGCATTGGTTCTAAAGTAATACAAAGACTTAAGCTTATTCATTCCATACCAGTGTACATCATTAACGTACTGCATGTAGTCATCGTGTACTTCTTGTGACTCGGTAGCTGTAGGGATTGTAAAGAATAAATTAACTGACTGAGCCTGACAAATAAACTCTTGACGTTTAGAAGCATGTTCTATAATCCAAATCTGGTCAAGCTCGTTAGCTGTTTTAAATATTTCTTTCTCATCATCAGTAAGAATATCTAAATGCTGTACTGAGCCTTCGTGTCCAGCTATGTCTTTCCATACTTCTTTAAGCTCATCTTTGGTTAACTTCTTGTCCGAGAACAAGTCTTCTAAGTATCTGTTCTTTACTTGATACGAGCCTGAAAGAGTTTTGTGTGTATAAACGTTAGCCCTGTATGGCTCAATCGAAGGAGATGTCCCACCACAAATAATACTAGAAGAGGCATTAGGAGCAACAGCGAGAAGGTGAGCATTCCTACGCCCACTGCCACTGATGTCAGGAGCTTCTCCACGTTCGTCTGCAAGTCGTTCAGATGCTTTGGAAGCTTGTCCCTTAATATGCTTGAACGCTTTGTGATTAAATCCCGTAGCGTATATACCCTCAAAAGGTAAGCTGCGTGATTGGAGATACGAATGGAATCCCATCGCACCCAAACCCAATGAACGCTCTCTGTAAGCAGAGTAGGCAGATTTAAGAAAGCCTTCTTTGCCCGGCTTAATATGTTTTTGAAACCTTTTAAAGTTTGCATTGTATTCTCCTAAGTTATCTGTGTCGACAGCGTTGTCAATGTAATGTTGTAAAACATTGTCGAGCATGGTTATTAAATCTTGTATAAACATAGGGTTCTCTGACCAATCATCAAAGTATTCTAAGTTTACACTGGACAAACAACACACGGCTGTTCGTTCTTCGTTGGTTGGTAAAGTAATCTCAGAACAAAGGTTGCTCTGTTTGATTTCTAAACCTAAAGCTTTCTGTTCTTTAGGCAACGCTTCGTTACATCTATCAATGTTAATCATATAAGGCTCACCTGTCTCGGCTCTAGCATTAATGATTTGCCACCATAAGTCTCTAGCATTAACAATCTTAGTAGGCTCATTAGTTTTAGGGTCAATCAATCTAAAGTCTGCATCTTCTTCAACAGCTTTTAAGAACTCATTGGTAATGTTAATACCATTATGAAGATTAAGATTCTTACGGTTAATATCTCCACCTGATTCTTTACGCATGTTAATGAACTCTTCAATCTCAGGGTGAGATATATCCATGTAAGCTGCATAGCTTCCACGTCTTGTTGTGCCTTGATTGAAGGCTAACATCTGAGAATCTACGACATGCATAAAGGGGATTGAACCAGTAGACTTACTACCGTGAGTAGTAGAAATACCGTTACTCCTAATGTCACCCCAGTATCCACCAATACCTCCACCCGAAGATGCCAACCAAATATTTTCGTCATAATGATCTGATAAACCAGTGCGACTGTCAGGTACATAATTGAGGAAACAGCTAATAGGAAGCCCACGACTTGTTCCCCCGTTACTAAGTATAGGAGTGCTAAACATGAACCAACAAGAGGAACTGTAGTGATAAAGTCTTTGAGCCAATTCAAAATCTGTGTTACCTTTGTAGGTGGCTGCGAAGACTGATGCTCTGGCAAATGCTTCTTGTGCATGTGTTTCTTTCTCCCATAAGTATCTGTCCTTGAGTGTGTCAAGGCTGAACTTATCTAAATTTGTTTCGTTACTGTAATTAATTTTGATACCAAGATATTCTTTGATACCTACTTTGTCTTCTACCATTATGAGTTCTCTGTGTCGTGTATGTTAAGCATTATTATAGCATAATGTAATATTTTAAGCAAGTCTTTTCTATTCTTTCCTGCTTTATTTCCGTAGCGTTTAGCGTACTTTAAAATATTGCCAACAGCAAAGCCCTCACCATGTCCCGAATCAATAATAACATCGGTAGCCTGATATTTATCGGATGCATAATGCTCACTGTAAGTACCGTCAATGTATGCTTTAAGTTCTTGTAATAATTTATCTTCATTAAATTTATAGTTCATATTTTCCCCAGTCTAAAGGTAAAGTATCTTCACTGTACCATCTAAAATTATTTGTTTCAGCCCACTCAGCATGGGTGCGTTTTGTTCTGTCTTTCCTCATCTTAGCTCCCGGCATGGGGGCAAAAGGTTTTTGAAATAAAAACACTAACTCAGTATTCTTTGGTAGTGCTGTTCGTATATGTATGTACTTACTATACTCAGGGTAATCCCAGAACCTACCCTTAGCTTCTAGTAAAATAGTTGTGCCTTTAATTTTTTTAACAAAGTCAGGCTCGTATTTATGCTTGACGATGTAAGGAATTAATTCCCAATGATGCTCCCAATTTTGTAAGACTGTCTCGTGTAAGCTATACTCCCACTTGGAGTCATACCCTTTAGGTAAATCTTTTTCTTTAGGTCTTACCTTCCTAGGTTTTCTAAAGCCTACCATTATACTACAGACGAGTCATAGTTCTTGACAAGCTTCCAGTAAGTTAAGATAGCATTAAACATTTCTGTGTGCTTCTGTTGTGATTCTCTATCCCAAATGTGGGGTAAGATAAGACCGTGATCTTCTCTGTCTACAAAGATCGAGACTCTTTCTACATCAGAAAAGCCACAGCCCTGTGCATACGCAGACAACTGCATACCATGCTCATCATATACTAACTTGGAAGGGTCTTTTCCTTTTAAGTTATCTTTAGTTTTAAAGTCAACAAAGATACCTGATTTAGAATACAAATCAATCTTACCACCATACCCTGAATCAGCACAGAAAGATTCTTCTGCTAACCATTCTTCGTTAGGGAAAGTCTCGTCCAAGTATTGCTTGATTGCTTTATATGGTTTTGTTTTAGTCTTACCTAAAAAACCTTTCTCAATCATACCATGTATCTTTGTGCCTTGTTCAGCAGCTTTGATACCTATCTGTTGAGAATCTCTTTGACATCTGTAATAAAAAGAATCT